TTATGAAGACATCAGCGAGGAAAAGTATCAGGAGTTAGTACAGCAGATGCCTGTGGGTGTGAATTGGAATGACCTTGAACAGTTTGAACAAGAAGATAATACTACAGGTAGTCAAGAGTTAGCGTGTGTAGGTGGAGCATGTGAAATAGTGTAGATAAAACTAAGGGGCCTTAAGTGGCCCCTTTTTTATTCTTCTCCTGCTGAAAGTGCTGTACCTGCAATGTTACCTCTTCTGGTCAGCTTTTCTAAACTAAGCAATAGCTGTTGAGAAATGTCAACACCACCCTTTTCGGCGGCAATCGCGGCTTTTTGAAGACTAATCATTTTATCTATACTAGAAGGTCTAATCTGAAGTCCTGCTAAGAAAGCAGGTAAAGCGCTTTTAAAAATTATTCCTATTTTAGGCTCAGACAACGCTTTTTGTTCAGCACCTGCTAGTGTTAAAGCAAAACTCTGTTGAGTCTTATCCGTTCTGGACAGTATAATTAAATTTTCTAACATTTCGTCCATCTTAGAAGGAACACCAGTTCCTTTAAATAATTCATTAAAAGTTTCTCTAAAGCGAGGCTGTTTTAGCTTGTTAGCAAACTGTTGAGCAGAGCCTATAGCATCGTCAGGAGAGGTACGCAACATTTCATCTAAGAAACCTCTTCTAATACCTTCTAAAGGGTCTACATCTAAACCTTTAAGCATTTCGTTATACTCATTAATTTCTCTCTGAGAAGAACCTTTAGGTGGTTTTGGTAAATCCTTTTTAAAATTAGCGGCCGCTTTACGTAGTTGTTTTATTTGAATCAACCCTTCCGACAAACCATCTTGAGTTAAAATACGACCGATTTTAGCAGGGTCGTTATTTTTCATAGCGGCCTTTAGCCACTCAGCCGTTACAACTTGTCTACCTTTTCTATAATAGGCTGTAACATCAGCATACTCTTTCTGAAGGGTGGGAGACAAACGACTAGCGGCTTCGTCCATACCTGACTCTATCAGTCTTTGATGTTTAATTAGAACGTCTACTAAATTATTATCTGGATTAGAGGAAGCACGTAAATCAGAAATAGTGCTTTTAATTTTAGATAGTCGCTGATGTGCTTCATAAAAGTTTAAGTTATCAGGAGTTGCCTTAAGGTCTGATATTACCTGCGCTACACCCCCTCTAGCTGTTGTTCTCTCAATTACTTTTCCTTCTTTAGTAACTTTAGGTTGCGCCCTATACTGACCGCTTTGTCCTATTTCATCGGCAAGTTCTCTAGCTTGTTGTCTTATGTCTACAGCAACTCCTTTACCTTTAATTGCCAACCCTTTGTAGAGAGGGTCAACAATTTTAGCAAGGGCATTATCATTCTGTGCGATAAAAGCTTGAAGAACCTTACCTTGCTTACGCGGCCCTTGGTTTGCAAACATGCCTACCATGTCTTCTATTTGCTTACCCATGAACTGTCCGTAGATGTTAAAATAATTCTCTACAGTACCGCGAGTAAATTTAGACACCTTAGCAATCTGCTCTAATAATTTAGGAACGTCTTTACCTGTAACCATTGAAGGTAATAAACTGCCTCCCATCTCTTTAAGCTGTTCCTGTAGTTTAGCTACTTGGTTAATACTAGTATCGGCTAAACCCGCTTTACCTGCTATAGGTTTTTTCTTAGGAAACTTATCTCGTAGAACTTTAGCACCTTCTTTAGTAACTCTATAACCTTTAGCCACAGTAGGCAAACCTAAGCTCCCTGCTGAAGAGTAAATAAAGTCAGTTTCTGCGGCATCCCACGCTTGTTCAAAAGCCTCTGAAGGATCAAACTCTTCACCAGACACTAGAGCGTCTACCGTATCATAAGAAAACTCTGTTGCCCCTAAAGCCCCTGCACTGGCTAAACTACCTCTAACTGCGCCTGTGACAACAGGTACAGCGGTTTTGATAATACCGTAAACACCTCTGTTAGGTAACTTCTGAGTTAAGCGTTGTCCCCATTGATAACCTTTTTTACCTTCAGGAATAGAAGCCGCTATAGAAGCCGACATACCCGCAATCATTTTCTTCCAATCAAAAGGATTAACTTCTTCACCTGAAGTTGTTTCGTAAGTTAGTGTATCTATAATATCACTAGGGTTGATGTTTTCTGCTGACCAAGCAGAGTCTAATTTATATAATATATCTGGATCTGTCACTGCGCCAGTCTTATTAACGGTCATAGGCATATCGACAGCAGGAACAGCCGTAGGGGAATCCGCCATTCCTTTGGTAGGAATAGATTCTCCACGTAGCAACGCTAAGGTTACAGGATCAGTTACTTGATTTGTAGTTGCTACCATTATTATTAATCCTCTTTAACGGGGGTGAGCGCGCGAAACCACAAAGGTTTTCCGTTACTATCTACTAAAGGAGCGCCTGTTTCATCTGATAAGGTGTAGTATACTTCTGGTTTACCTTGTGCATTCACAATAGTTTTAGTGAACTCTCCATACGCGGGGTTTGACCAATCTATTTCAGCAGGTTTACCCATTAAGGTAGCTCTAAAACCTTGATAGTGCTTTTTAACAAGGTCAAGTTGCTTTCTAAATCGCGCATCACCGACAGTAGGGTCAAGATTACCAAGCGCATTCTGTAATAGTTCAAGCTCTTTTAAGTTTAAAGCACCTAAACCTGTAGCGCCTACTGCTGAACCCTCACGTAGTTCCATTAAGGTGTCCCTAGCAATTCGCGACTGTAATGTTTCAGTTAATTTCTGTAAATATTTTGCATCGGTTCCAGGAACAAACTTCATTAGCGGATGAAAAATAACCAAATTTGCTGGTTGATAACTTTCGGTCAAGGTTTTAGCTTCATTAACAAAACCAATCTGTCTATCAATGTCGTTTAAAGTTTCCTGAGTTTTTTGTTTTTTAGCTATAAGTTTATTCGCTGAATCCCTAGTAGCTACACCTTCTTGTTCCATTTTACCTAGAGTTTCGTTAAACACGTCATAGGTTCCATCCTCTTTAACTTCTATACTAAACTTAGGTAGTTCTACAATACCGAACGGTATACGCTGTGTACCATCGGGAAGTGAACTATATTTAATTTTCTGTCCAGTCACCAAGTCAACTTCTTCAGTAATTTCTCTGTTTTCGCTAATTTTTACTTCGCGAACAAGGGTTTGATTAGCTGGTTTACTTAAATCATGGAACTGAACATATGACTGACCATCAGTTTTAGTAACTTCTACTTTTTCTAAATCGTCAGAGTCAGGAAGTTCTGAGGTTCCTATAGTATAAACTTCAGATACTTTGTCACCCTCTCTTTTGTACAGTATTTTTACTAATTCACCTTTCTTTACTACTGTCTCCGTAAAGTATTTAGCCGCATTAGGATTAGAAGTTCCCTCAATTTTGGCATCATATTGTTTAGTTATATTACCCTCAGAGTCAAACACAGCTAACTTGTTTTTTCCGTTTACGCTGATTGTTTCCATAGTTATTTTGTTAGAAGCGGCTTCCTTAATAAAGTTTTTCATGTTTGCAGGAGTGATTAAACCTTGTAAGGCTAGTGCACCATAACCTTTATTAGGGTAGGTTCTATCCAAGTATTCTGCAAATTGAGTACGCTGTTGATTTAATTGTGTTATTCCTTTTTGTTTTTCATCTTCAAGCTCTTGTTCCTGTAAAATAGCATTTCTCTGTGCTATTGTCCTAGCGGCTCCTACTTGATTTCCTGAAGACATTTGTAACTTAGCAAGCTGAGTTAAATCTTCAGGATTTTCAGGATTCATATTAGGAAGTAATTTTTCTAGTTGTTCCATAGGAGTATCTGGTATTTCAAAGCCTCCTAGTTTACCAAAAAGCTTACTTACGGCTCTACCGCCACTTGCGGCTTCTTGAGCAAGTCTTTGATTTCTTGTAAGAGGTTGAATTGGTTGCGTAGGGGTCCCTGTTAATAAACTCACTAAATCTCTATCTGCCATTATATTGTCCTATTAATAGTTTGTTATTAAGTTTTAGGCTTTGGGGCTAATGCCGCCAGAGCCGCCAGAACCGCCACTAGCTCCCATAGTAAGTGCAGTTTCTAACGTACCTAATAAGTCATTAAAAAACCCGCTTCTAGCGTCATCCTTAGCCGCTTGCGCTCCAAAAATACCGCCTACACGTTCTCCTGTTTCACGGTTATAACCTGTGCCTAATGTTTGTCCAATGTAACCACCTTCCTTATCAAACAAGGTTTTTAACATTGATTCAACATTTAAGGCCGCACCGGTTTCTCTGCCGCTTTGTGCTAAGGATGCTGTAGGAGTTGCTAGCTTGTAAAGTTCACTTAGTTGTTGCTGTGGTACATAACCTAGACCCATAAGACCGCTAGCTAGACCATAAGCTTGCTGTCTGTCTGCTTGAGACTGTCCATAAGCATTATAGAAAGCTTCGTTACGTGCTTGTTCTTGAGCTAAAGCTTGTGCAAATTGCTCTGGACTACCACCGTATTGAGAAGTCATTAAACCTAATCTACCTTGACCTAATAGTCTATTTTCTAAAGCAAGTTGCTGACGTTCTTCCTCAGGCCGTTGTATAGCTCTTAATTGCTCATATAAAGCCTGTTGTCGCTCAAGAGGATCTCCGCCTAGCTCATCTAGGAAACTTCCTGACATGCCGAATAAACGGTCTTGTATAGCTTGTTGTTCGGGGGACAAGTTCATGTCGAACCCACCTTCAGCAGTACCTTGTACTCCGCCTAAGCTAGATGTGACACTAAAGGGTACAAACTGTGACTGCTCGTATCCTTGCTCACCTACAGCAGTACCACGAGCTAAGGTTTCGTCCCTAAAATCTGTTTTTCTTTTTATATCTCTTTTTAAGTTCTTATAAGCTTGACCTGATGATAACAAGTCCGATAGAAAACCCATTAGTAACTCCCTCCGCTAATTGTACCTGCTAAAGTTCCCGCAATATTAGCGGCTGATAGTGTAGGGACTGTGACTGTCCCTGTGAATGTTGGCCCTGCTAAGTCTGCTTTAGTTGTGACAGCCGTAGCAATGGCGTTAAACTCTTCGTGTATTTCCGTTCCTTTAACTATTTTAGCCGCATTACCAGACGGCAAAGTATCCTTAGACGCAAAGTCCGTAGTTCTTGTATAATTACTCATTAAATAAGTCTCCCTAATAATACGTTAATGTCAATTTTTTGTATGGAAAATTCTGATCCGCTAATTGTTGATTCTAAACCTACAGTAACTGTTGTTCCATGTCCTGAACCCTGTACGCTAGGTACTTGTATTTCTGTTCCTAAGGAGTATTCAAAAGAAGGCTCAGTAGCAGGAACTTTAGCACCACTAGGGTTAGTAGGATCTACCAACTTTTCTGTAAAATCAGCAGTTGCTCCTACAGGAGTATTTACACTAGAAATACCGTACTCTGCAACTCCATAAAAAGCTGTAGTTGCATTAGTTTTTCCGGATATAAAAGTTTGTTTGTAGTAAGAATCTGAATAATCATATCCCCAATTAAGAACGGATTGTGCCGCCGCATCCCCAATAATTGTCATTTTAAACTTTTTAAGGAATTTAATATTAGATGAATTTCCAAAATCTAACGGGTTGCTAAAGTATGCTAATTGATAGGAAGATGTGGAGTAAGTTTGTGTTGACCCTACAAGAGTACATAATTTATCAGTAAAGCCTCTGTACTCATAAATACCCCCTTGTCTTCCCATGTATATCTTACCGTCCTGTGTTCTTGTGTAACACAAAGCAATAGGAGTTGACCACGTTGTAACCCTGTGTGATCCATCAGGTAACGCTTGTCTCATGTCAAAACAATACGTTATATTGTTATTAGGTAAAGTTAAAAGATAAAAAGCTTCCTCTGGACTGTACATAGACTTAACAGGAGCTAATGTAGAGTCTGCTATTCTTTCCTCGTTGACATAACGTACTAAGTCATTCCTGACGTTTCTGCTAATGTCTCGCATGGGCATAGACTTTTCCTGTATAACTCTACCAAAGCTACGTACACCTGAATCCGATAGGAATATAATGTCAGTACCAGTGTGTTGTACAGAGTCTCTAGCAACGCAACCTACGCCCTCTACAGTGTCATGTAGTTTAAAGACACCTGATGTAACAACATCCTCCGCACCTTTGTACACAACAATAGATACTTTACCAAAAACAATAAGGAAACCATTGTGTGCCGCAAGCGCTACAATTTCATCGTGACCTGTAGGCCATACAGACGTTAAATCAATAGCTCCTGTTGCTCCCCCATTCCAATCATTACCATTTAAAGTATCTGACCAATATATTGTATGTTTGTTATTTGTAATATCCGCTATCCACAAACGACCAAAAGCCGCTAATACTTCATTGGCTTGATAAGGAGCATCTGCACTTCCTGCGGTTATAACACTAACTGTGTGGCTACTTCCTGATCCTGTTAAAGTAGGAGCCGTAGAAACCGCACCTGTTGTTTTATAAGTAAATTTAAAACCATCCCCTGCGTCATTTTTTGCTACAGTAAATAGTAAATTACTGTAATTAGAACCGCCTTGTATAGCAGTTACTTGTGCGTCTATACTACTGTAAGTTGCACTTCCTATACTTACTGTTGTAGTTCCATCAGCAACAACAAGTGTTGTTGTTTCAGAAGCGGTAGCGGTGACATTGTATACTCCAAAAACACCATTAGGCGCATCAAAGCCTGTAACTACTGACAGTTTTACAAGCCCTTGAGAACCAGAGTCAGTATAAACTAAAGGTTCATGTCCTCTTTGATAAAAATAAACATGATCGTTAAAGTTGACAACCTTCCAGTTATTAGCGTTTATAGTATAACCTGAAGGAGTTATGTCAGTTAAAGTTGATGTACCACTAAATATTTTATTGTTGCCCGCAGAGAAAACAACTTTATCGCCACTTTTATCTAAGGACTCAAAGATTGTTTCTACTTTTATATCTTTAGCTCCTCCTTGATTAGCAGATACTGTGTTTGTAGCTGTAGACAACAACACTGAGCCTTTCCTAGCTCCTACTCGTCCTAGCTTGTCAATAACACAATTAGTTGCAACAGACGCATAACTAGGGTCAAGACCCACAGGAGAGTCCTGCGTATTAATACCGCCAAACGCAGGTGCATTAATTGTTACGTTCTGTAATTGTTGAGCCACTATACTGGTCTCCAAATAGTTTCTTCTTCCTGTCTTGCAACATCAAGAGCAACCATGTCACCCAATGTTTGATCTGCGATAGCAAATAGCTCCGCTGAGGATGTACCACCAGTTTCCCCTCGCTCCCTTGAGGCCAAAGCTACTGCATAATGTATTACAGGATTAGAAGGAACATACAAGTTAGTACTGTCAGCAACCATAGGTGCTTTTTTATCCACAGCATTAACACGTATAATATACTCTTTGTCAGGTATAGGATATAGGTCAATTAAAGCTTCCCCTGTCTCACTAAAGCCATTCCAAGAGTAGTACACAGGTGAGCTATTAGGGACACCGCTGTTTAAGTAAGCATTGTTCATCCAGTGGGATGACACAGGCCTCATAAAGTAATTGGATGTATCATTAATAACATCCAGTGTTTTAAGGCTGACATCCGAATCAGTTAGCTGATAACTAAATGTATTAGCTACTGTGTTAATAGTAAATGTTGTACGTAGCGAAGACCAATCCCAAGAGTCCTCTACAATCCTTTTAGCATCGTTTACAAACTCTCCTATTAACTTAGAATAGCTGTTATCCGACACAGACGTAATTGTATCGTCTTCCCTTAGCCGCCTTAGTACACTTTGTACAAGTTGTAAATAAGTCATAAGAGTATGTATCCTTGCTTTGTGAATTTCATTAGTTGTTCCTTTGAACCCCTTTTGTTTTTTCTACTGTTCTCATTGCGCCTAATCCTAACATACCAAGAAGTACAGGCATCATTGTTGACAAATCAATTAAAGGAACAACGATTGTAGACTTGGATAAAGCAAGCGCAAAGTTTGCCAACGGGATAAGAAGAAAGTTACTCGCCATGCCAAGGCAACAAGTCCACCCAACAGCAGGTCTCCAACCAGAGACAAAAAGCGACTTATGTCCTGCGCTAATCTTGTTAATTTCAATTTGCCCTTTAGCAAGTTCTTGTGCGTGTTTTTCTGCCATTGTTGTAATTTCATGCACAAGCGCATTCTTTTTATCTTTGTCCTCTATAAATTTATCCAGTAAACCTGAGACAGGGCCAATTAATGAAGTAATGATGGACATTATGCAGTCCTTTTCCACATGTATACAACAATGGACGGTTGTATGTTGTTATGAGCTTGTCCACCACCAGTTGCTGTAGTTGCTCTAGTTAATGATGTTCCGTCTAATTCACTTATAATATGTCCGCCGCTTCCTTGTTTTTCCATATTAGGTTCATTATCATATTGAACAGTATGTGTATGGCTAGGAATTTGATCAACAGTCAACGTGTGTGTTTTAGCACCTATTGTTTCTTCCGCTGTATCAAAATCAGTGTCAGTAGCGTCTAAGCTTACAAGCGCTCTGCCTGCGCCAAAGACAGCCCAAGTACCTCCAAATAAATCAGCAGGTGACTGAGCATTAACGGAAATATAAACAGCACCTACAGGATAAGCTTGCAATGCTCCTGCTATTTCTACTACAGCGTTAGAACTATTTTTTGAATATAGTTTTTTATCAGCAGTATTAACTGCTAACTCAGCGCCACTTGAAGTTTGTGTAAGATTTCCTGCGGTAGGCACTGCGTCCGCTGTAGAACTTACTTTAGTTAATAGAGTAGTCATAATTATTTCTTACCTAATAGTTGTTTAACAGTGTCACTTTCATATATACGTAAACCTAACCAAACAATAGTAAACAAAGAAGCAATAGGTGGTAGCCATGCGCCTAGTGTTAATACTGCTGTTGAAGCCGCCGCTATATCCACTACTTCCTTAGTTTCTCCGATCATTATTTTATCCTTAAAATTTTTCATTATAGAAGTTAAAAAAATACTGCATATAGCGCAAACCCAAAAATAACAAGGGCTAGTGCAAGACCCCACCAAGTGTTTGAATCCGACCAATCTTGACCTGAAATCATTCAAATATTTCCGTTGTCTCTGGGTCTACATATTTAGGTTTACAATAAGCTCTTACAGGTACAGGGTATGCTTCTTTAAATGTAATTCCTGCTGTACCCTCAATGCCTTGTAGGCTAATACTTCTACTAAAGTATGTGCATTTGTTGATATCGGCCCATACACCATACTCTTCCGTTTCTATAACAAGACCATCAGCAGTTAGTGTCTCTAACATTAATGCAAACACCAACTGTTTCACCTAATAACCTTGTCCTTTACATCAACCCATTGAACCTGACAACGACAGTCTACAGGCTCGTACTTATTACTGGGTCTTGATAGTTCTTGACACATATAAATACAGTGTGACTTCTTTAAATAATAAAGTGTCTGCTCATCAACTACTTCGCCATTGACAAAAAATAGAAGGGCAAACACCATTTTCATTGTTTAGCCAGTAGTGCCTGTACTAACGCAGAGATTTGATCGTTAGTCTTTTCCTGTATCTTCTCTTGTCTAGCCAATGACTCTACAATTGCATCAACCTTAGTCTCTGTTACAGCTTGTGCTTGTCCGTTTTCAGCGGCCTTCTTAGCAGTCTCTTTAACTATGACTTCGATTCTTTTAACTTCCTTAGTAGTAGTCTCTGCATTAGCCTGTGCCGCACCGTAAGAGATAGCACCGACAAACAAACTGACTACTAATGGAATAGCCCAAGTAGGAATTACAATACCTTTATCACTCACCACGGAACCTCCGCAACTACTGATGGAGCCTTAGACTCAGCTATTTGATTTGCAATAGAAGCCTCAATGTCAGCTACAGTAATCTGAGCACAGTCCTTTACCCAGCCTACAGCCATCTCTTCTGTAATGTCATCAAATGCTACAAAGTCATCTGAGTCTGCGTCTGGTGTAAAACTGCAAGTACCATAAGAACTCCCGTAATGAGTTACTGCGTCATCACCAGTTCCTACTTCCTCGCTATCACTTGCTCGCCAGTGTGCAACGATTACACCATCGTCACTTGAGTTTCTTTCGAGCTGTACTACTGTCCATACTACTGCCATTTTTCTATTCCTCTAGTTGAGCGACACGTTGCCGCAGTGATTGAATTTCTTTGATTAACATTGGTACTAATTTACTGTAGTCAACACCCATCATGTCATCTGGAGTGTCACCTTGAGTTACTGCATCTGGTGCTACCTCAAGTAACTCTTGAGCAACCATTCCGTAGTCTTGATGCTCACCGTCAGCTTTCCAATCGAACTGTCTGACTTGGATAGCATCGACTTTAGAGCCTGAGTCATCAGAGTCTTTGATGTTTTCTTTGAGTCTTTCATCGGATGATGTGTTGTATGCTGTAGCACTTGTAGTACTGGTGATGCTACCGACATAGGGGCTTCCGCCTATGTTTGTAAAGCGAATCATAGTTGCAGTGCCAGAGAAGTCTCTTACTATCTCTAAGGAAGGGATAACATTACTACTTGGCGATCCGTTTAAGGTGAGTCCATAGTCCCCAGCAGAAGTACCGCCCACAAGTACAGAACTATTGGTAACGCTCATTGTTATGCCTGTCGATGACCCTGCCCGCATATCAATTCTGTCACCATTATGGACATATTCTATTCTGCCGACATTAATGCCTTGATCTTTGAATTTAATCAGCCCACTTCTATTTGCAGAAGCACTATCAAATATTAATTCTGGGTCGCCACCACTTGTCGATTTTATGTTAAGTGAGGAATTGCCTAAAGCGCTAAGTAAATTTAAATGCGTTGCGTTTGCCGTCCCAGATAGGTAGAGGTTGCGCCAACGATGTGTATCTGTACCATCATCGTAGCCCAAATCTATAGTTCCATTTGTATCTGCACCATTAAGTCTGGGTAAAATACTGCTCGCTTGGAAGCGTATTCCTGAATGACTGGCCTTACCATCAATGTGCAAATCACCATTAGCAGTACCAATACTACCCACCACAGTCCCAGTGTCTTTCCTAAAGTCTAAAAGGCTACCATCGCTACTCAAACGATTTAAGGTTAGGCAATTACCACCAGATTTAGTGATGCTTGTGTGGCCTGTGGATTGCATTCTGATTCCGACAGTGCTGTCATCGTCTGCGGTTTTGCCGATTAATAGGTTGCCACCCGATGTCAGTTTCATACGCTGTTGATTGCTAGTTGTAAAAGACATTGAGCCAGAAGTTTGACTTCCTGAATCTGTATCGGAATATATTTCAGCAACCGAATTAGTGCCGTTTACAAATGTTATCTTGCCGCCATCAGCACCGTTTGATGCTGTAGAGCCTATGTTTAATACACCTCTATTCCCAGAACCAATGATGCCAACATAAGTTCTTGCTGATACTCCATCTGCTCTTACATCTCCATCTGCAACACCAACTCCCAAATTTACACCACTAGCAAAACTTGCAGTCCCATCCGTCTTGATAAAGAAGTCAGATGAGCGAGTACCACCGCCTAATCCCATGCCTAATGAAGATACTGAGATACTGCCTTTTTGAACGCTGTCTTGATACATAGCAATAATATTGCCTGAGTTTGACAGTCTATTTAAATATAGAGGGGCATCGCCAGATCGAGTTGCATCAATAGTTCCGTTGTTGTTAAGAACAGTTCCTTGTGCCGAAAAGGTAGTAGCAGTTTTACCCACGAGCAAATTACCGCCCGATGTGAGCCTCATCTTTTCACCACCACTAGTACCAAAAACCATAAAACCACTGTCATAGTTAAATTGATAAACATCAGTTCCAACTAATTGAAGTTGGAAACCATCACCAGCAGCAAAACCTGTGCTATCGTTTTGTAATGCAAAAATTGAGTTTCCTGAACCACCATTAACAGTTAAATTTCTTGTTGGTGCTGTTATTCCAATACCCACGTTGCCTGACGAGTTGATAGATAAATATTCGCTTAGACTATTGTTAGCATCTACTTGTCTGCCGATTGAAAATCTGTGGTTTGTGCCAATTCCCATCTGCCAGTATTTTTCATTAGTGCCACCAGTACTACGAGTAAAGGTTTGATATACAGAATTATCACCACCTGAATTTAACTCAAATTTAGTTGTCGGGACAGTGGTCATGCCAATGCCAAGTTTGCCATTTGTAAGATTTAGATTACCAAGACTCGAAAGACGCATCCTTTCATAAATGCTTGTTTGAGAAGTTCCGTTGTTTATGTAAAAAACTAAATCGCCATTCCACCCTGATCCATTTCTTACAGAAGCAATTTGGGAAAGGTTCCAATCTGGGTAAGTATCATCGTATTGACCAAATGTTAGCGCACCCCCTGCACCACTAGAACCACTACTAGAGTAACTGCCAGAGGTTGTTATTTTTGCAACCTCCATAACAGTATTTGCTGTTTGAGCAACCTTCGCAGTAAGCCCTGTGCTTGTCACGCTACCTGAGAAAGTGGCGGCTCCACCGTCAGCAATACTCAACCCATTGCTCGTGCCAAAATGCACTAACTCTATTTTACGATTGGCTTGAGTACCGTCATAAACATAACGTAAAGTACCACTTAAATTTGCACCGTTATCTTTACCAAAGAGAAACTCAGTTTTACGTCCGTTCGATGTTTGACCTGTATTAATAATTTTAGACATAGCATCTACATTGCCACTACCTCTAATATCAAGAAGGGATGTAGCCGCAGATGTCATACCAATCGAAAGTGAGCCGTTGGGGATGATGACGTTTTGACTAGAATCTATTGTCAGGGCTTCAGTTGATCCGTTTGAAGTTAATTTCATGCCACCTGCAACAGTGCCAAAAATTTGACCTTTTATTACTCCAGATGCTTGAAAATCAACGCCTCCAATGTTTCCTGAAGTACGCGTGGAGTTTATGTTTAATCTGGTAAAACCAGAAGTTGAAATTGTTGCATCTGCGTTTGTAGTAAGCCCTGCGCTTGTCACTGACCCACTGAAGACTGCTGAAGACGCTCCATTGTAACCGTCAAACTTTAGTACGTTTGAACCATCACTGTGAATCTGCCAATAGTTCGTGTTGTTTCGCTGAAGAAGTAAATGACCATCACCCGATGATGCTACG